TCCATTCTATATCGTAAGGCCTCGTATGCTACCATTGCTCCCTCTACGCCAGCGACATCACAATCAAAAAACAGCACCACTCCGTGTAGGGCATTTGAAAATAACAACTTCTGCTGACCACTAGTGATTTTTGACCCCATGACAGCCACAACATTTTTGATTCCATATTCATGTAACCTCCACACACTTTTAAACCCCTCAACCACAACTAACGGACCATCTATCGGTATGATTCTATGTAGATTATAAAGAACATTATCTTTAGAAAACCCCGGAGTTATGTAATATTTACTCGCGTAATCGGCATTTGGGCGTACATCTCTCAAACTATATGCCATGAGCTTGCCGTCTATATCCCTGATTGGGATGACATCTCGAACTAGTTTGTCTTCCGTCTTGTAGCCCCCACCTATCTCATAATAATCAAGTATTTCGCTCGAAAACCCATCATTAATGAACAGTTGTGATCTGTGCCCCATATATCCCGCCAGGCGGTCCTCATTGACCTTTGGGTGGACGTAAGGCTCTGTCTTAGTGTGCCCTATGAACTCCTTTTGCTCCCTTTCTCTGCGGTATTTGAGGCCTTCTATGGCTGAATCGAAGTCTCCCACTAAACTACTGAGATAATTCACTGCGCCCATGAAATCTACATGCTGCATGGCTTTGATCAAACCTATAATATCATTACCATGGATGTCGTGGCACTTGTGAGAGAAGCAAACCCACGTTTTTTTCTCCTTATTGAACCTAAAAGAGGTCGGATTGTCGCCTCCGTGGACAGCACAGGACCCGCGCAGTTCTTTGGGGGTCTCCCTTGTGACCACAATACCTAGAGACTCCACTACATACCTTGGATCTACCATATCCTTGAGATAGTCAAGTTTTATCTTGAAATTCTCCCATCTTTCGTCTTTATTGGATCTCATCATCTGAGTCGCCATAGTTTATCACCTGGTCTCCGTAGTCCACAACCTGATCTGGTGGTTCTGCTTCTTTAACTGTTAGTGTTGACTTCTTAAATAGGTAACCAATACCTTGTTCTGGGGTCATTCCACCCCGTCTTGTCTCTCTCACCACTAATTTGTACTGGCCGCCGGCATCGCCTTTGATTTCCTGCTCTTCCTCAGTCTTATACATCCACTCCATGATGGTGTCAGCGTACCGTACTATCCTATCACTGTCTGCTACAGAACCTTTACGATTAACCTGGACCGCGGTCAAGCATGGTATGTTTAATGAACCGGATAAATCCTTCAATTTAGTGGTAACATCACCTAAAACCTGGTATTCCTTACGATTTCTCTCTATACTTGAGGAGTCTGGCTCCTTGATGTAATCAAAGACCATCAACCCTATGTCATGCTTCATTTTGTATTTTTTGTACAAAGCTGTCAGTTTGTCAATAGTGTATCCAGGCATGAATTCATGGAATAATTTGCCAGATTCTGTTAGATTAATGGCTGTCTGGATCTTATTGTAGTCTTCCTGACTGTACCCTCCATGTTTAATGGCTCGTTCTTTTACGCCCGTCAGACTGGATACGATTCTGTCCCGCCACTGGTCAAAAGGCATCTCTGTGTCAATATAGAGTATTGAGGTGGCTGGTTTAGCTATGTATGCCACGTAGTATGAGATGTTTGATAGGAATGTACTCTTACCCATCTTGGGTCGGGCCGAGATAATGTTCAATGTGCCGGGAACAAGACCGTCAATCTGCTTGTCTAATATAGGAAAGCCGGTGGATATCCCCATTTGTTTGACAGGGTTGGCCATTCGCTCCTCAATCAGCTCCCTTAAGCCATCGGACAAGTTTCTTGGTTCACGTATGGACTTACTTTCGGTGGATAAATCCAGTATTTTACGCTCTATACTACCTATTAACTCCTCACTGGTACTACCATCCTTGGCGTTCTGCTCAATCTGCTTAAGGTCGTCGGCAATAGTATAGTATAGTTTATATTTAGTACTAGATTCCAGTACATTCTGCAGATATATGTCGTAATTCTTCTTGTTTACCCTCATTTCGTTGATAGACTGTAGGTACTCTATTCCACCTATACTAGTAAGGCCACCGAACACTTGCTGTGCTGTGTTTACCACCATGGGTAGGTCAAATGCCCCAACATCTTGCTTTGATAGCGCCCCTAACAGTATGAATAGTGTACTGTGGTCAGAGTGTAGAAAGTCTTCTGCTGTCATTTTACCCACCAAATCATAGAAACTGTCCATATCTCTCAAGCAGTAAGACAATAGAGCTCGTTCGTCGGTGGGCTTACAGAACATCTCCTTCATTTCTAAATCATTCATTAACGCCGTTCCTTCCTAATAGTATATAGCTCGTTGTCTCTGCGCGTGAGTTCACGTTTGAATGCAGATATGAGCTCTGTTACTGCCTTGTCTATCCCATCTACTTTTACCAAATCATATCTTAGCGTTTGTAATTTATCATTCATGGTCGATGACTCTGGATTACTTCGAATTAAATATTCCCGCGCCGCAGTCTGAGTCTTATGCTCTTTAAGTATATCTTTAGTCATCCATGTGGACATTAGAAACTCAAGATCACTCTTTAAATGGTTAATTTGTGCCTTTGTCTCGTTAACCTGGTACTTATAGTATATCAGCCATTGACTAAGTGCTATGACATATTGACTCAATGTTGAGTCTGTTATACTATTTAGATTTTTCACGTTAAATGACCAAATTTCGTTTATTAGATCATCACTTGGCTGAACCTTAGTAAAAGATAATACACCTTCGTCCATTTGTCAACCCCTTTATGAAACGTTTTCGTCCTTTAATCGTTCTTTTAATGGCCGGAGATCATACATACCTGTGCAAAATATAGCATGCTCTACCAACCCACCCTTATCATCGTATACTGGTAGAATATTCCCCTCCATTGGCACACCTTGTCCGTTAGGAAGGATGTCTATCTGTCTACACATTAGACTGAGATTACAATACCTGCACTCTCTAACAATTGTACCATCGTCAAGACATACAAAGTCGTCGCAGTCCTTGTGATACTTTACGGAGTCAGGTGTAACACCATCTACGCGCTCTTCGTTGGGAATATTTATCAGCATTTTACTCATTTGATCTCTCCTTAGCAATAGCTAAAACACGTCTCAAAAATTCTGCGGCTTCAGACCAGAATTCATTATCATCAATCACAGCGAAGCCATCTGTTAATTTAATGCTCATTACATTTTCACAACTCCAACTATTGTTATCAAGTGGGATTAGTTCGCCTGTAATGGGTGTGTAATCCTCTTCTACGATCATTAATAGTTTTAAATATTTTGGTTTACTCATAGAAATGCCCTCCCTCTAAAACTTTGTTGAGCTTCTTACGCACTAGAGCTTTAGTTATTTTTTCGTTGTAATTGAAACGTACGAGACACTTATCATTCTCCTCTACGTACTGTATTTTGAGGTTATCGCGCATTTTTTGGGCGCTAAAGGTGGCCTTATCGCCGTGAAAATGTTTGACAAACTCAGTGTGCTGGCGGCCTTGTACTTCTATATATATCCCAAGTTCTTTCACAAAGAAATCAAAAAATAGCTTCTGTCCCTTATAATTTATATAAATCTCCTCGACAACTCTATTTGCTGAGAGCTTAGGGAACATATCATTCAGGATATCACCTATTTTATTAGCTATTTTGCTCATATATCTCCGTTAATCCTACCATATCTATTACTCTGGCACGAATTTCATTGTACATCTTGGCGTTATCCTCTGCTTTAAGCGCCAACGCTGCGCTAGGCTCACCCTGGGCAAAGTTTTTGTTATCATCATAGGAATACCAGGCACCTACCTTGTCGATAATACCAAGATCTATACCTAATTTTAGTATCTCCCAATAGGTGTCATAGCCCTTACCATATATCAAATTGATCTCTGTCTTCTTGAATGGTGGTGCTAATTTGTTCTTTACGATCTCAAACAGCGTAGTGTGGCCGATGATTTCACCACTCATGGGGTCTGGTATCCGCCTTGCCTTAGCTTCGGGACCTCTGACAGATATCCTTCCGGTGGTATAAAACGCCAGCGCTTCGCCGCCGGTGGTTGTTTCAGGATTACCATATCCACCAATCTTCATTCTCAATTGGTTGATAAAGATAATTAAACAGCCGGCGCGATTAGCGATAGGGGTCAGTCGTCTTGTGGCTTTGCTCATTAGTCTAGCGAGGAGGGCGATATGATCGTCGCCTATCTCTGCAGCTGCCTCGTTGCTTGGTATCAAAGAGCTGACACTGTCCACAACTGCTATCTTATAAGCACTAGATGACACCAACATCTCTAAAACATCCAGATTCTCTTCACCATTATAACCCTGCACTAAGTCTAGGTTTTTGATATCTACACCATAATTTTTGAACAACAGTGGGTCAACTGCATGCTCAGCGTCTACATAACAGCATTTCATTCCGCGTTTCTGGCCCTGTATTACGACATTGGCAGCGAGTGTAGACTTGCCACCACTGCAGTAGATACTGTGGGAATTACCATGTCTTCATGATCACTAAGCTTGCTGATTACCTCACCATATTTCTTAGTGATTGCCTTCTTAATTATATCTAGATTGTCTGATTTAATCTCAGGTCTTGCTTTCTTTTTTGCCATATTGATCCTCCAATTTTTTTTGGCATGCTGCTAACTCCTCTAAAGAGTAGCCCATTGTATATTTTTTTTCGATACGTTCAGTCATTTCGTCTACTGATTTTTCTGTTGCTGCTAATTTATCCTTAGTTATTTGATCGTTAATTATTCCTATTGCCCGTTCAGTTATCCATCCCATCTCTGCCTGTCCAAATATACCAAGAGTTGGTGGTGTTTCAAACTTAAACACGAAAAAAAAAAAAAAAACGGTCGTAACTATTAAAGCA